GCGTCTCGGCTCTTGCCTTCAAAGCCTGAGCTTCTGCAAGCAGGTCTTTAACGTCTGGAGTGTCTAGGGTAAAATTGACCTGCATATCTTCAAGAGAGTAAGTTACCTGGATCTCTTTACCGTTTTTAGTTGTAGTGCCCTGCCAGGTTCGTTCAGCAAACTGTTTTTTAATGAGCTTGTTTGCGACGCTTTCATATTCCATACGCTCACCTGCATGCACACTATTGAACATCTGCAAGATGTTTCTTGAGCTTGCGAGCTCTGTGCCCGTCGCTGTGACGAGTGACATAGGAAAACCAAAAGCTTGACCTATTTCCTCATTAAGCTGATCGATAAGACTTTTAATAAATTGATAAGAAACGTTTCTGGCAGATTCGATAGGTTTTATTTCCAGGTCTGGTCCCGATAAAAAAACGCCACCATTTTTCACATTTTCGAGAATTTTATTTGCAGCTTTTTCATTTTCCTTAACATAGTTCTCATATTTTTGAAGCATGTCATTATAAATAACAGGATTTGTAGCTTGTAGCGCAGTAGATGGTTTTTGAGGTGTTGAAGAAATAATAGAAGTATGTCCAAGTGTATCTTTAGTATCTTTCAGAATACCGGTCTTTGCGTGTAGGAAAGGATTGATCACGACGTAAATAAGGTGAGGCGCATTCGATAAAAGTAACCGTTTTAGCCAGATAGCCAGGATAACGGAATCAATTGGCGCGGGAGTGCAAGGTACTTGTTCGGAATCGTCATATTGGTTGCAAAGCCTCTGTGTTTTATCCGAGTTGTGCATTGAAATAACGCGCTCAGAAGCCGCTATCCTTAGGTTAGAAATATTCGAGATTGAATAGTTCTGTTGATACTTTGTAAATAAATCATAAACTCTCTGGTCGTTTCCGGTAGCCCTGTTTTGAATATATGTTGCGTTTACGTCCTGCAGATCAGACCCATAGGGAATAAACCAACTGTCTACTTCTTCTGTAGCACCCAGGTAAGACCATGTTGTTCTTACTTTTGCGTGTTGATGATATGCTATTATTGAAGAGTCCCAAGGATCGTTAAAGACCTCTACAGTGGACGGCTCGATCTTTTCAAGCCTTATTATATTGCCTGAAAGGTCAGGGTCAGCCCTGCGGTATGTATGGCCGGTGAGAAATGCAAAATCTTTGAAATCCTCCCGGAATACCTGCATTATATCAATTTGCTCAAGGTATGCCGTAATTTCCTGAATGGCTTCCGAGTAGAGCTTGTTATCTTCTGTCTGGACTGTATAGCCTTTCAGAAGGACGTTTCGGAGATATGGGTATATAGTGCCCTGGATTAATGGATCAGATCTGAACGCTTCTTCTCTTAATAGTGGCGTGGCGCGTGGGAGCTTGTGTTTGGTTTCCTCGATCCACTTATTAAATTTTTCTTGGTGGGAATATTCATCTCCGCCTACTTGAGAAACGCCAGCACCTACAGGGGCTGCTTGGGTGTCTTTTGATGGAGATGCAGAAGAGAGTTTTTTGGAGAAAGGGAAGATGGATGATACTTTCGGGAATTGCATATATTAAGAGTGTTGGGAAAAAGAGATAAAAGAAAATCAAAAAGGTTATATCCAAAAGCCGCCGGAGCTTACACCTTCTCCTACATAGGTTGTTTCGTAAGACTCAACAATAAATGGATGTTCTATAACTACCTGGCAAGCATAAGACGTAACATCGACCTGGCCGTTTTGTTTGGTGTTTGGAAATCCTAAAAGCTCGCTTTCATAAGCCGTTAACCAAGGCGCTTCGGCTAAGAAATATACTGCTCCTGCAGTAATCCTTGTAGCTGCAGGTATAAACCTAATTAACTTATCGTGCCCTGATGTTTTTAATTCAGCAATTGGGAGCCCTTCTTCTCTTAATAATTGGAATGTTGGCCGGCCTACTCCATCAGTTTCAATCCATTGTTGCTGAGGGTGGTGTTTTACATACTGTTGTTTAAAAAGAGGAACGTGTTTAGGGGTTTCTAAATTAGTTTTTAAGATATCTATTAAAGCAAGGTCGTTATTTGGAGTCTGTGCCCACGTGGCTAAAACGAAATCATTAGCTGTTTTTTTCTCTGAGGCTGCAGGATCACATGTTTGAAATACCTTGCACTGGTTAAGCATGAATAGTTTTTTAGAGCCTGCTGCCTTGTCAGTGAATAGAGTAAGAACTCCGTTTTCAAGAGTACAGTATTTAAAGTCTTCTTTCTTTACAAGGTTGCCTGCTGCTGCAGACGGTCTTTGTTGATAGAGTGAAAGCCATTCATAAGTAGTTAAAGAAGCTTTAGTACTTAGCAGGTCGTCTACTGAAAATTCATCTGGCCATAAAGCCTGATTGGGCCCTGTTCTTTCATCATACTCAGCTATAGGCTCTTCATCAGTTAATGCTGGTAATGAAAAAACTTCCCATTGATCCGCCTTTGGATTTTGTTCAGCGAGATTTAATAGTCGTCCAACCAGGTCGTCTTCATGCCATCGAGTAGCTGTAATAAGGATAGCTGCGTTTTTCTGCCTCCTTGATCTGAAGGTACTCATATACCATTTCCAGAGCTTCTCCCTAAATACGGGGCTCTCGGCTTCTTCTCTATTTTTAAAATAATCATCGATTATGCCGTAATCCATACCATAACCGGTAATTGCGCCCCCAACTCCGGCACATTTATAAACACCCTTTCTACCTACAATTTCAAAGATATCTGAGTTTCTTTTATAAGATCCTGCGACTGTTCTGACATTTGAACTATTTAAAAAAGTATTTGGAAAAACTTCATGATAAGAATGTTCGTCCATAATTGCCTGTGCGTCGCCATTCATTTGAGAAGCCAGGTCAGCCCCATAAGAACAGGAAATAATTTTAGCATCTGGGAATCGCCCAAAGATATAAGGAGGAAGCCGGCGAGAAACAAATTCAGATTTGGTATGTCTTGGAGGAACGTCAATAATTAGTCTGGTTATTTCTTTATTTACGAATTCTTCAAGAAGTGAGGCCATTTTTCTATGGTGCCAGCTCTCCCGGAAATCTTCCATGGTATAACGAGTGAAATTTAGGAAGTTTGATTTAGCAAGCTTTTTTGATGCAGCTCTTGCTTTTTTTTTAGTTTTCTTCACTTGCTGATATATCTTTAGTAGTTCTTGTCTGGACATATCCTGCAGTGATAAGTTTTGTGATATCATCTCTAATCGATTGCCTCAATTCTTCATCAGTCATTTCTTCAGGGTCTTGTTCATTCGAATGTTTTAAATTTGCATCAAGCTCTACTTTCTGTTTAGTGTGCCCCTGTAAATCCGCAATCAGTTTTACATAATCAAGATGGGTTGATCTGTCTTCACATATGTGATCAGTTTTTATAGAAAGTCCTTTAAGACACTCTTTTAACAGCCCTGCTCGTGTGAAATTCTCATTTTTGATAGTGAGCTCGTCAATTTTCTCTAAAAAGGCCGGAAACTTCTTCCATTCACACATCGTTTTTTCAGTGATGTGAATTTCCTCACAGACTTCTTTCTGTGTTTTCAAGCCGGTTGATAGTAATAACGCCGCTTCTTTGCGTTTTGTTGACCAGGTAAATTCTTTACTTTTATTTACCTGTTTTGGTTTCTTTAATTTTCTTTTCTTTTGGGCTGGCATATTTACTCTACCATTGTTTAGTATTTAAATAAAAGAAAATCAAAAAAGATTATTTACACAGCCGCCAATCTGCAAAACGCGAACTGTTTATAAATCCTTGCTTTCTCAGAAAGTCCCATACCTGAATAGATGTGTCCAATTTCATTGATGGTTACTATTGACATTGTTTCACCTTTGTCCTTTTAACTTTATAAACTCCTTTTACTGCAAGTACCCAATTAACCAGAAAGTACCCTGCCTGCCAAAATTCATTGATGTGTAAGTTATAAGCGATGAAAGGCAGATATCCAACTGAGTAAATTAAATTAGTTTTATAAGCATTATTTTCTGAAAGGGTATAGGCTGCGTAAAGATTAGGAATTGGGATAAGAAGCTCTATCATTCAGACCTCTTATTATTGTCTCACTGTTGAACGCTCTATACGATCACGATGAATCTCTCTACACCTGGCAGAGCAAAGCTTATCATATGCAAAATCATGAGGAGATAGCGGGTTTCCACAAACTATGCAATTTTTTACATTTGAACGCGGATCTTCAGATAGAGCAAAGGATCTTGATGTGTCTTTGTTTGTGACTAATGGTTCTCTATATACAGGCTTTGTGTCCTCTGCAAGTTGAGCGAATTTTACCAGTTCGTTTACTTCAGTAAGTGTGTTTACCCGGCCTTCTAGATAGGCCATTTTTCGTTTGTTTTTATTCGAAGAGAGTTTGTTTTCAATGTTGTGAAGTTTATCTTCACTTAGTTTTATGTTTTCAGTCAGCCAGTCTGATAGGACTTGTAGTTCTTGAGATGATATGATTATTCCCCCTTTCTTCTTAAAATCTGAAAACATCACCATTGACTGTTTTTTGAATTTCAGCCTGGCTTTTTGGTATCCAGAATTCATTTTCAGCAGGAATATCAAAAGATATCAAATATGCTTTTTCAGTTTCTTTTTTGATGGTTACTAACTTCTTTTGATAGTTTATGATTTCCTTCGTTTCGGCTATCCATTTGTTAATATTTAGAATGCGACTTGGATATTTTTCAGATTGTGAGATATTGTAGGTTATGTGGTCTTTTTGTAGCATACCCATTACTCCTTCTTTTTTCCTTGTCTAATCGGTTGACTTCTCCAAAATGAATCCATACATGGAGAATTGTGTTTAGTGCCTGCTGGAAAGTGATAAGCTTCTAGGCTTGGATACTCCATTTGAAAGTTTAGGCATGAAGTATTTGATTTAGGTCTCATCTTGACCACCTCTTCCACTCAGGATTATCAAGTGGATCGGTTTGGCATGGCTGAGCTTCAACCATTATTCTGTTGATGTCGTCTGTGATTGGATCTAGATCAAAGAGTGTTCGGAAAATGCTTTTATGTGGGTCAGAGGGAGGCATTTAATTACCTCCATGGGTGCTCTTGTTCTGCGAGATAGACTGAGACACGAATTCGTTAAATCCAGACAAATCCATGGTACGTGTATCTATGATAACCGTATCATCTGTTACAATACTCAAAATATATTCAAGTGTTTTTTCAGGGTTTGAAGAGTTTCTTATAAATCGAATTGATTCTAAACATATTTGGAATTCTTTTTCCATTACAGAACGAATAATAAACCTGTTGCTTAATTTTCCTTCAGAATCATACTTATTTTCTGTTCCAATGTTTTTTGAACCACAGAATGTTTTATTAGATTCTTCGTCCTGTTTCCTTTTTAGTTCGGCTTGCCTTAAATGATATTTTTCAAGTTGTTTCCTTTTAAGCTCTTTAATTGTTCTTTCTAATTCAGGATCTACTTTTACAAAAGTTTTACATTCCTGTTTTTCATCAAACTCAAACCTTACAGATTTTGAAGCAATGATTCCTTTTTTAATAGATTCTCCGTCAAGCTCATAAACTCCATTTTGCATTACATTTTTAGGTTTTCCGAAAAACTCAGTGCCTGAATAGAATCTATGCTCGCTAACGAGGTATCCATGGTAATTTGACAATAGAAAATCAGTTTCATGCAAAGAGGGTAGGTAAGCTTTATAAGTTACATAATCAGGTAACCCGATTAGTTTTATAACAGGGTATCCGGTTACTATAGCAAGTTTAATAGCTTTGTTTTTTTCTTCGGTTGTGAACTCTTGCGGTTTTACTTCTGCCCACATATTAACTTGAGGTAACCAAAAATCAGGGAGATATTTACCTACAAATCCAAGATCATAACCTTCTTTCTCATACTCATACATTATTCCCATGGTATCAAAATATACAGCCCACCTAGCTTCGAGTCTTGAGCGAAAACGGTAATTATTATACACCGTTTCTATAGATTTAAGTTCCATTAAATCACCTTTTAAAAGTGTATATTTGTGCCCAAAATTTACATCTTGCATCATCGTGATAACCTTCACATATACATTTTAATGAATGTTTACTCCAATAATGGCAGATGTCATCTTTTTTGTGTTTTCCATCACATATACATTTAAAAACAAAAGATGCCATATTATCACCAAAATTTTTAGTATGTTAATTCTTGTAAGCTCTGTCAGCGCTTACTTACAAGTTCCAGAAAATTAACTTACAAGATACGTCTTCTTACCAATCTTAAAACATGAAATTGTAAGACATTATCCTCTATTCGTGTTATTCTCTCTATAATACTTATAGAGGTTTTTTCGAAATTTAGAAAAGTTTATTACCTTTTCCCCAATAACTCCATATTTTTTATCACATTTTCACTCAGATCCTATGTTTCTTATCATAATTAAGTGTTAAGATGTCAGTAAGTGCTTACAAGCGCTTACATCTTTTGTAAGCTAGCGCTTACATCTCCTTACATTCAATATACTCTATGATATTGTACGCCCGCTTCAGTTTTTTGCCAACAATGCCGGGATTAAATTTAACTTCCCCTGCAAACAACTCTGCGCATTTTTCCATAACGTCCTTTGCTGCTTGTCTGGCTCCGGATTTTGTAGTCCTAAGCTCCGTGTTAATTTCAGTTCCCAATAGCCATTTAGCAACGTCAGGGCCTTTCATGAAGCGTTTACCATTTGTATAAGGTACAACCTTCAACTTCTCAAATAGTAACCGAGCTCTGGTTTCAGTCTTGTTCCCGCCTAAGATGGTAGTTTCTACAACAGTTTCCTTGCTATCTATTGCAGCATAAATCGCGGCAATCTGCTCAGGGAGAGGTTTTCTAGGTTCCCTCTCATCTTCATATTCAGAAATACCAGCTTCGTAGTTGAGATCCCGCCCGATGCAGTGAAACTCATCAGCTCCTAGA